CACGGTTACTGTCAAGTCAATCGCTTTCATGTCGCGCACCATCGCTACAGGGATATGTATAGCGTGGATGCCTTCTTCTTTGCAAATGGTTTGCCATACGGTCACATGGTTATCTTTGGAACCAGGTTCACCAACGGGGATGAGGAACCCTACGGTGTCAACAAGACATTCACCGTCATCTTCGTAGGACGGCATATCTAGCCAGCCACCTTCAGACAGATGGGTGTCAGCCCATTGGATGTATACAACGGTTCTATTCGTCAAAGTCATCGGGCTTTTCTCCACAGTCAGGGGGGCGAGGGATCACCCCACGATAGACGCATAGGCATAAACGTGCGCTAGTCATGACTTATACCGCTTATCTGGTATCAGACCATGCTGGCGAGCCAAACTCAACTGAACATGGACAGTACTAACACTCCAACCAGACTGCTCAGAAATCCACTGTTCCTTTTGGGCTTGGGTTTTGAGTTCTTTAATCTCTTGTGCCTGCCAATAAAGCATGACTACCCATTCAATTTGATCCGACTCAATCCATGTCTTTGCATCGTAACCAAATCTGTCTCGAATAGATTTATTCCTTACTTTGCCACGACCACCAGTAGGTTTTTCTTTGGGCAAAGCAGCAAGTTCAGATTCCAAAACACCAACGACCCCGCGCCAAAAAGCAACGCATTTTCTTGCCTCAGCAAGTTGCTGCATCAATTCACTTTTTTCGATAATCACCAGCCCTCCTTCTTCCGATCCATACAGAACACGGGTGCTTGGATGGTCATGTTCCGGTCAGGGGTAACGATGGCTAGGGCTTGCTGTGGTTGCTCATGACCGAACCCCATGAGTAGGGCGTATTCGTCAAAGCCTTTCATGCTGCCATTCACCACCATTGACGGGGTGCTGATGTACTGATGCCAGTGACCTAACCAAAGTGTTTGGAATGATTTGTTGGTGGCCATGTAGCGGGCGTGTTTCTTTGCTCGCATCCGCATGATCGGTGGATAGATACCGCCGATACCACCACCACCTGAAACCTGGTCGCCGTGAGTAAGCAAATGTCCGTGACCATAAATCTGTATCAAACAGTCAGCTGACTCAGGGATGGTGAACGTGACACGCTTATCTTTTTCAAAGTGTCGCTCGACCATCTTGGCAAGCAACCAGTCAAAGTTTGTTTTGACACGCTGTTTCATTCGTGGCTTACGGGTCATGCGACCGTGATTACCTACGACAGAAGCGACATGGATTTTGCCGAACTCTGTAGCAAGTAGGTCTACGGCAGCCGACACTTGTTCAGCCCAGAACAGTAACGAGCCAAGCATGGTGTCTGCGTTGGTGTCGTGTAGTTCTTCGTGGATGTCACCGCTAAAGATGTCACCACCCAAGATCAGTACTACGCCGTCATAGTCCACGCCTGCGAGATAATGTCGCGCAAGTTTGATTACGTTCTGTGACCATTTCTCCAATCGCATCACAGCGATCTGACGGTTGTATGCGTTCAACCCTTCCATTTCTTCAGGGTTTACTACCTCATCAAAGTGGGTGTCGCTTAACATGACAACAAGGGTTGCTGCTGATCGTTTCGGTTTAGCCGGAGCCAACCATGTTGGGGGTTGAACACTTAGCCCGTCAACCTCATCAACAACAGACAGCACTCGTTCCAGTTCGTCTATCTTGGTTTGTAGTCGAGCGTTCTGATTAGCGAACGAATCACGTTGCTTTCGGATACGCACAATGTCCGTGTCCACTTCGGATTGTTTTCCGAGTTCATCCTTTAGTGACATGAGCGAATTCCCCTCGTCGATACTTGTTGATTGAAGATGCGTCTAAGTCTATTCCGCGTCTTTCTAATACCCTGCTGATTGTGGGCGCAGGGATGGTGTAATCGTCTAACGCTTCAATAAGTTCTTTGCGATCTGCCTCGTCCATTCCTTTAAGTACACGCTGGATTCTTGGGATGCGGCCTGACGGCACAACTTTTTCAGATCGTATTTCACTTAGCAGACTTTGCTTTACGGGCTTGCTCAACTCTTGCTCCCTCTATGAGTTTGTTTATCTTCTCGATAACTTCCCATAGTGCGTCAGCTTGATCCCTCCCAGGATTTGATTTCAGGAGACAGTCACGCACCAAAGTTAACTCAACGGTAGTTAATCCTTTTGCCATTTGCAAGCACCTTTCTTTGGGTGACTTACCCTAGTGCTTGGCGATGTGTTCCGTCAAACGGTCTGAAACCGTGTCCACCTTGTCTTCGGTGCGGTCTTGTGCGCGTCGCATCAGACGCAACATAGCCATAACGGTGTCATGGTCTTTACGGTTTTCTGCTTTGAAACGTTGGATTACTACGGTTAGCAGACCAAAAGCACCAGTAACAGCAGCAGCAAGAACGAGAGCGATCCCAGCATCCACATTGAACCTACTTCAACCCAAGCAGTTCTTTGACTTTAGGACCAGGAAAGAAGTCCGGTTTTAAGCCATGAGAAACTTTGAAAGCCTTGATTGCTTCTTTGGTTTTTTCACCCACCGCGCCGTCAATTTCGCCGTCATAAAAACCTTTGTCTTTCAAGGCTTGTTGTAACGCTTTGTCTTGGTCAATTTGTGGAACGGTTACTGGTTTGTTGCTGGTTACGCCGTTGGCTTCCATCCATTGTTTTACACGTTCAGGGGTTTTGTCACCACAAACGTATCGAAGATGCCACGGTTCGCTTGGTATTACTTCCCATGAGAAACCAAATGACACAGCGTTTTTCATCAACCATTCCAAACGTGGGCCGTTGGCGTTAGCAATATCAATAGCGATACCGAGGTTATGTTTTGATGTGCCAGGTACAGCCAACATCGCGTTACCCTTTTTCAAGTACCATGCTTTGCCCTGATACACGCGAGGTTTTTGTCCTGCGATTACATCGGTGGTGTATCGCTGGAAGAATCCGTACTCTTGTACCGCAAGTGTGCGATATGTGTCCGCAGGTGAAGTTGGGCTAAGGTCGATTCCTTCAGCGTTTGCTGCCGCGTCCATCGCCTCATACGCATTTGCTGCACAATGGTGCAATTTGCCTTTGCCTTCAATCTTGCGAAGAAGTTTCTCAGGGAGTTCACCAGGTTTGGCGTTCTTCAGACATGAGCAAAGGACAACAGGGATGATCGGTAAATCATTGACCGAAACCTTTTTCTTCATAGCCATTATTCGGCTACTTCAGGCTTCGCCTTTACCGCGCCTGTGAACGCGATTTCAATTTCTTCTTTGGTGAGTGTGCCGTCAACGCTGAAACGCAAGAGCTTCTCAACCACCTGGGCGCAAGCCATGATGCCAGCAAGTGCTGCTGACTTCCAAAGGTCAACACCAATCAAAGCACCACCGGCTACAGCGGCAAGTGCGCTTGATCCGAATAGTGCGAAGATGCGGAAGATGATGTTTTTAAGCTTTGCCATGTTCAGTCTTTCTTGGAGAGGGTTAGTGACGAGTGTACCAAAACGACTATTCCGGTTATGAGGGTTGCCTGTCGGAGTGTTGGGCCTGAGAGGGTGATGAGGACCATGCCTGTGCCTGCCCATGTCCATGCGTTGTCTGTTAGGTAATCCAAAATTTTTCTCATTAGCGTCTAATTCTAGTACCTGCTGCGGCGAGGGTTAACCCCACTGTGGCAGCGATGAGGGTGCGTCGTGTCCCTACCGGAATGTTTGAGCCGACTGGCACATAGGTGTCAAGTGCTGACTTAAAAATGTCAATGGTTTCCTCGAAAGCTGCGCGTACTTCTGCGGGTGCGTCTTGTACTGCTGCGATGAGTTCCTCGGTTTGGGTGTCGGACAGTTGTTCTACGTCTAGGGCTTCAAAGATTTGGGTGGCTTGTTCTTGGGTGATGACGGCTAGGACTTCGGGGCTGGAGGCTAGGGCTGTTGCCTGTTCTTCTGTTGGTTCTTCAGCGAGCAGGGATTCGATGACTTGTTCAACCTGTTCTGGGCTGAGTTCGGCTAGGGCTTCTACGAGGGCTTCTGTGGTTTCTGCCTCTGCTATTAGCGAATCCACTTCCTCGTCGCTTAGAGGGGCTTCTAGGGGTGTCTCAAAGTCTTCTGGCAGGGTTGTGTCTACGACTGGTTCTTCTGTAGTGTCGGGGTATGTTTCATCTGTCGTGGTTGTTTCTTCGGGGAGCGTCGTTTCTGGCGTGGTTTCCTCTACTGGTATCTCTGTGGTGTCTGTCTCGTCTGGTTCAGGCTCTACAGGAACGACGGTATCAACGAATTCTGGCTCAGATATTTGAGGTGCGATAGATGTTGTGGTTGTGCTTGGTGGCATCACCGTTGTCGTGGTACTTGGTTCTGGCACTGTTGTGGAAGTTGAAGAAGTGCTAGTTGAGTTCACCACAGAAGTCGTTGTTGTTGACGTTGTTGTTTCTTGAACTGTCGTAGTAGTCGGGTTGG